TGTGTTTCAATTTTTTTAAATTCACTCATTTTTTATTTCTCCTATTTACCGTTAGTAACGTGATTTTTTGCATAAAAAAAGCGAACATTCCGTTCGCCTATTTATAAATTTTTTAACAACTTACTTTTTGTTTTTTCTTAGCACTTTTTTGAGTAGCACATAGCCAATGCGCCAAGATAACACTGTCAAGCAATGCTATTTCATGTTCTTCTATTATTGCTTTAAAACCAAAACCGCCATTCGTACCAATTGCTCTTCTTTTACAGTTGGTCACTATCTGCTTTAGTGATGGCTGGTCATTATGACATATTGTTTTTGAAGAAGTCACAGCCTGTTCAAACATATTGTTTGCAACAACGACATCCGCTACTTTAGGAAGCGTTGGTTTCAACTTTATTCCGTAATCCTTGATTTCCTCGCTCAAGACTTGTTGAGAGCCACTTCCATCAATAGCTATCTTTTCTACATCTGCCTCTTTCAAGAAAGAAATGATCCACATATTTCCATTTCTAACGCTTTGACAGTCGATTGATTCAACAAAAATCTTATCGTCTATCTTTGTAGCAATTGACATAGCAACGTGTTTTCCATCAACTCCATATTTGATACCTACAAAAAGCTTATTTTTAAAGTCTGGAATTTTATCAATTTTAAGATTTTCCCATTCTTTTTCCGAAAATTCACTTCCTTGTGAGTAGGATAGCCAATGACCTAATCTTTGAATATTGAAATCAACATCATCCGTTGTTATTTCAGCTTCAATGACTCTTTCGGTAAGTCCTTGGCCAAGTGATGGATTTGTTTCGTACCATGCTTCAATGTTGTGTGGATCCTGCATATGCTCAACCGACCATTCAGCCCACCCAGTATTTTTACTGTTGCCCTCTAGAACTCTATCTCTAGTTTTTTGAAATACTGTTCCATGTGATATTGCTGTTGGTGGTGTTCCTAACATAATCGTCTGTGGATTTGATGAAGCAGAAATTACATATTTAAGTGCACTTTCTTGGTCAATCGTATATTCCTGTGCTTCATCAATAATCAATAAATCATAACCTTCTCCAAGTCCTCCTGTATTGGAACGTGTTCTAAAGTTCACAAGGTGGTCAAGTTTTGAAGGTTTTCCATTTTCTTTAATTAAACGAATATTTTCCGAGCCTTTTGCTTTAACAGATGCATAGGGTATTTCCGCTTCATCCAACAAGGCACAAATCGTTTCAAAAACGCTATGTGCAGTTGAAATCATATGTGCGGTATAGAGTATCTTCTCACCATTTTTTATACCCCACATGATCCGCATAATAACATCCTCGGTTTTTCCGTTTCTTCGAGGCAAACTATAACAAAAAAGAGAATGCACCCACATTCTCTCCTTATTGCTAATATGTCATAAATCAGTATTTCCTGCCATTCTCTCGCAGTTCTACCGGTTTTGTTGTAAATTTCTACTGCCTCCCTACCTTTTGTTTCAGTATAGGGAAGCACTAACGAAGTTGTAGGAGTTTGTCTTCCAAGTCTTTTTTCAGACATTCCTCTTCCCTCCTACTTTTCTTCGCTTTTTGGTGGTGGTCGATACTCTACACGTACAAATAGCTTTATTTTATTCATACATTGACTCCTTTCATTGAATATTTTATAAATTTTGTCTATAATAGATTTAGATAGAAGTGCTCCTTCGCCCATATTGGCGGGGGTGGCGCTTCTATTTTTTATATCTAAATATTTTAATCTTATCATTTAACATGATAATAATATCAACTGTTGAATAATGCCCTCTTTTCATTCGCGTATCAATTGTTTTTATTAAGATATCTTGATTTATTTCTTTACCGCGATAATCTAAAATCACTCCACCTTGATTACTTATGATTTGTTTCAAACCCTTTCTAATTGCACTATCCGCTGATTTTTCAGTAGTTACTGTCTTTAAATCCCACAGTTTACCATTCCATAAATAATCCGGCATCATTTGTCCAGCAATATTGCTTTCATTTAACAGTTTTATATTTCCACCAAATGTATTAAATAATAGATTTGCTACTTCAATTTCTTCTTTGTGTTTGCTTTCTTTGTAATCTTTATCATATTCTATTTTTCCCTTACTAGGTGTTGATGTTCCATAATAAAAAGGTGTTACATCCTTCCCGATGGATTGATTAACACCTAACTGTATTCTCTTTTTAATTTCATTTTGATTTGGCTTGTACTGTATCTTTTTATCCCATACATTTTGAACCGTTTTACTCCCGTTGCCAGGATCATACACCACAGTACAGTCACAATTGGCATGTCTTCTAAATACATCATTTCCCGTATTGTTTACTTTACTATAATCATACACACCTGCCATTGCCTGACACCACTTGCATGTCTTACCAACTGTTGTCCTAATTATTTTAGGTCTTAACCCCGCATTGTAATGAAAATCAGCATTTTCTCTAACTGAATCATCTACAACCGACTTTGCATTTGTTTCTAATGAATCAAGAAAACTTTTTTCACGTTGAGAATATTTATCAGCATTTGAAATATAATCAATGATACTTGCTGTCTTTTCTTCATCGTATTCAGGAACAATAGCCTTCAAGCTAAGATTTGCTTTTTTATTCAAAAGGTTTTGTGTAACCTCACATTGCCTTGATACCAAGTCATAATTTTGTTTGATCATTGGTTCCAGCAATCTTTGAGCAATGTTGTAATACATTCTTCCATCAGGCAACATATCTTCATTGATATTTTTCTGTAGTACCTTTTTTAAAGAAACGCCCAATTCTTTTGCAAAAGAAAGAGAGTCGGTATAATCTACCGCTCCCTGCTTTTGTTTTTTCAATATTGCCTTGATTGTCTCATTCGATTTTATTTCTTCATCAAACTGCTTTTGAATTGTTTCCAGTAAAGATGGAACGATATCATTATTCATCTATTTCATCCTTGAAAATATCATCCACGCTAGAATTTGATGAAGATGTACTATAATCAATGCCTGTAAGTTCTTTTAGATTGTCCTTGTCAAAATATCCTGGTACAGCCTGATTGATTTTGATTGCTCCATCTCCAATTACTGAAAGAGCCGAAGCATCCGGTTCAAAGATTGGCGACCATTTGATTTTTGTTAAATAGACTTGATTTCTTAAATAAGGGTAGTTATCCCTTAAACAAGCAGCTAAAAAACCTGCGTTGATAAATCCTGTTGCAAATGTCTTTTGTACTTTTCTAACTTTCAGTCTTAAATTTTCATGTTGAGCCTTAATCGCTTCAACGCTTGAAGGATTTTCAGTTGAAAAGCCTAAATCATCCAAGGTCAAACCAGTTTCACCAGCGAAAAGACTAGCCAACATTTTTAACTGATCTACATAAGGTGCCATTGATTGTTGTGCAAATTGACCTACATTCGGCTTCTCCCCATCTTCATCTTTTGAGATTTGCATGAGTGATGATACCGTCGCTTTCCATTTGTCAAGCTCAACTCCTTGTTCAAGTCCTAAAACATATTTTTGAGGGAAAGAATAAAATTCAGCCGATACTTCACTTCTTTTTAGCGTCCTCATTGCCGATTGCTGAATTGACATGCACGCTCTTGATATTACTGAATGTCCAAAAGGACGTTTTGCATCAGGTCTACATATGATAGGTACCAATAATGGATAAGGTGCATTGTTTCTAATGATTATTGGCTCTTTTCCTTTTTCATAGAAGTATGTAAATCCTTTAATGAAATAAGCCTCAATAATTGGATTTCCTAAAACATCTTCTTCTAATATTGCATAACCCTCAATCAGCATATTTGTAATTGGATCAATGATACCTGTTGCCCGTCTTCCATCAATTATTTGTAAACGTGGCATTTCACCAATCTTATGAGAAATATAAATAAAAGAGCATGATGTAATCAAAGATGAAATGATAGCACTATCGAATAATACATCAGGATTGTTCATATTGTAGATCTCGCCCATATTAAAATTGTCATTTGCGAACTCTACAAATGACAATCTATCAGCAATTGAATCAACCGCCTTTGAACACCAACCAAGACATTCAGTAAGCCATCTGAACTCTTCAGGTATTACGGTTGAAATATCTCTCATTTTGTTTTTCATTTCATAATAATCATATCTTGTCTCACACCGGCTACGCCTTTGTGCCAACTTATTTTTCAAGTATCCCATTCCTTTATATTTCATTGCTTTATACCTTAACTTATCCTTTCTATATTTCAATTCTACGAGCCGTTTTTGACAATTCGTGAGAAAATATTCACAGTACGCCATGAAGTCCGGAGCGCGCACGTTTGGGGGTTATATGCCCCCTCTTTGCATTTGCTTATTTTTTACTTCGATATTTTGACCAATCAATTGTTAAAGGCAATATTCGATTTGATATTGCTTTCTTTGTCTTGCTGGTGTTATTAGCAAAGAGTTTGTCACTCTTTTGTCTATTGCACGTCATGTGTGCCAGCTGTAGGTTGTCTAAATCACTTGGATGTCCGCCTTTTGCAACTGGTATGATGTGGTCGATACATGGTGACAATGGATGTGGATATTTATAAGAGAAGTCAACAGGCTTACCACAAATACCACAAATGGTTTGTGTTGCATATATCCTTTTCTTATTGCGTTCAAACTGTTTTCTATGTGCTCCATCTCTATCTAATCTCTTGATTGCCATTGTATTTTCCTCCATAAAGTAAAAAGGAATAGCTGAACTATCCCTTTTACTACCAATTTGTCGACATTGCGGAAGCTATCTCAATTTCTTCACAATATCATAATAACACGTTTTTCTAATGATTTAGTCCAGAATTAGTCCAGACTTCTTTTCAATCGGCCTAATATCCAATACTTCATCCAAGATATTGAATGATTCGTTTGCTATTTCATAAAATTTAGAACGTGAGAAACCATTCTCTAAAGCTTCCTGCTCTCTCTTGACACCATCTCCTTTATTAGGATGGTTAGCATAAATAATAATGACTTTTCTTTGTTCTTGACTTAACAAAGAAGCAATGCAACTCTCTAATCTTCTAATAACAACATCATAATAATGGATATGATCATCATATACCTTTATATCATCCAAAAGCTTATTGTATCTTTGAATGACACTATTATGTCCTGTTCCTGGCATTTCTAATGAGTAACTGATGGCTTTTCTATCATCCAACAGTTCTCTTTTTGTTTGTTCAAGGGTTAGCTT